GAGAGCTTGATGGCAATCAGGCACAGGTATACTTCCTGAACGGTTATTTTTTTATCCAGCAGCACACTCCACATGGCCGCTATGCGCGTATGGTTCTCGGTGGAGTCCCCGTATTTTTGGTCCCTTGGCCCCTCGATGAGTGCCAGCACATCTTCAAAGAATTTTTCGCTCATAGTTGGTAACTCCTTTGATACAGGTGGGGCTGCACTATAAAAAGGTTTTGTTTGGCTCTCGTCACAGCTACATAAAAGACACGGTGGAGGATGTCCGGCGCGTACAGGGCTGCATCTTCTGCTGCCGCAGTCAGGTCAGTGAAAAGTACCACGTTGGAAGATTCTCCTCCCTTAGCTCCATGTATGGTACTCAGCCTGATGCGGGGAATATCCGTCAGGTCTTCCCCGCGCCTCAAAATGGCTGCGCAATACACTTTGTCCACGTCCGGTAATTTATCCAATGCGGCATCCCAAGGCATGTCTGCAGTTGCAAGCAGGCCATACTGTTTCTGCAGTTGTTCCAGCGAAAAAAAAGTTCCTTCTTCCGCACGTATCGTTTTGAAACCTCGTTGAACCCTCACGCCATTGCCTCGCATAAAACCGTAGAGTATTTTCGCCTCTTCCAGGTTCACTAGATCGTCTTTCTGCAATTTTTGCCAAGCCAACAACGCGCTGGAAATTTTAGCAGGAACAGAGGGGTAGCCGGACCGTTCAAAAAAATAGCCTCCCCCCTTGAGGTGTTCAGCTACCGGATTAGTCTGATAATGGGCTTGGCTCATCACGAGCCAGTTTCCCTCGCTGAAATCAAGCTGGTCTACTGAAAAAACATGCTGGACAGAACCCTTTTCCTTCCTTGGGAAATATTTTTTAGGGTAGCGCCTGCGGATACGGCCGGATATCCTTGTAGCCAAGGAGTGGACCGTGAAAGGCACCCTGTAACTCTGTTCTAGGATTTCGGAACCTCCCGGCAACTCCAAAAAAGCGCCCACGTCTGCGCCTGCAAAATCATATATAGCTTGGTCATCATCCCCGCAGCAGTACATTTTCTCGGATTTTCTGTCGAGGATGTGTGCAATTTCCCATTGGATTGCCGACAAATCCTGTGCTTCGTCCAGCAGGCATAGCTCAAAATGCGGGCAAATTTGAGGTCCCTTTTGGACAAACAGTTCCAGCATATCGGTATAGTCGAATAAGTCATTGGTTTTCTTGTATTTTTCCAAGGATCGGGCCAGATAGTTGACCTCCGTCCACGTATGCCTGATCCGTGTTCCGTGGTACTCGGTCTGCAGGGAGGTCCGCTTTAATCTTGCCAAGGTTATTAGGCGCAGAATCTCAGATTCTTTTTTGATAGAGGACGTGGCTTCTTCTTCCATTCCGCCAGAACCCGTCAACTCAAATCCGGTACGTTTTTCCAGTTCCTTATAGTGTTCGCCGCTCATCAGTTGTTCAGTCGTCAGTCCTGTCAGGCGGAACGCGAGGCTATGGAGGGTGCGGAAATAGGGAAGGTCGCGGCGCGGGTCGAGGCCAAACCGCCGGCTTGCCCGTTCCCGCGCTTCCCTTGCCGCCTTGCGCGTAAACGCCAGAAAGGCGATTTCCGTGGACGGGGTTCCGCTTTCCAGTGCCTTGTCAACGAGGTCAAGTAGCGTGGTCGTTTTTCCAGTGCCTGGGGGACCGAATATGCGGAACATTAATGCACGCTTCCTTCGACCCAATGAAACAGCTTATTTTTCACGCTTTCAAAGGCAACAACGATCTGGCGTGGGTCCTCCCTGACTTTTTCCAAAACCTCCTCGTACATATCGGAGTCCACCTCTTTTTCGTGAAGGACAAGGCCGTGAAGCTCCGTGGGGCACCCCGGTATTGGGCTGTTCTCCGGTTTAACGGGTTTCCAGCTCATCAGAACCCGCTAGCCAAACGATGTTGTTTATGGCAAATATAGCTTACTCTTGTCCCTGATAGGCCATATTTGATGCCTAGTTCGCGGAACGTGCTTCCTCGAGAAAGTCTTTCCTCATAAATTTTCTTATCCCTCTTTTTTAGTTTTTCTCGTTGCCCCTCTGTATGGAGCCGCCAAGAAGCAACACGGCATGAAGCGCTACAAAACTTTTTCTTGCTCCCGCGCTTGCTCAAGAGCAACATCTTCTGCCCGCAAAATTCACAAATTCCAAAATGCTCTTCGCGCCATTTCTCCATTATGCTGCTGAAAATTTTGTAGCCTTCGATATCCTGACAGGTGCCCATATTGTCAAGCTCGTCGTGGAAAGACAGGATTGCTTCTATGTCTGAACTATCTTTAATTTCTAGACTTTTTTTCATTTAATTCACCTTTAGAACGGTACGTCGTCCTGAGCACCGAATTCAGGAACGTCAATTTCCACTGTGACGGCACTGCTGAAAGAGGGTATTTCCCAAACTCGGACGGTTTTGTCTTTTATGTGGATTTGTTTAGCATTGCCGTTAATATCCCGCAGGCGCTGGGCGATCTGGTGTGTCCGGTATGACTTGAACCCCATTTTGGTGAGGTGCATTTCCAGATCCACTAGCCGGAAGAGGGTGGTCCCGTCCAGTTCATCCGTATAGGGCCGGCGGAGGAGGATTTCTTCTCGTTCCTGAGCCTGCTGGAGGCTCGTGCAAAAATCCTCTAGGTGTGCGTAAAAACGCCCCGGTACGCTTGCATCGGCGCTGACTTCGATGATGGCTTCTTCATTTTCCTGCATTGCTGATAGCAGTTCGTTTATCCGGCCTTCCCATAGCGCCTTGGTGACGCTGCGAGGCATGAAATTGAGTTGCTCCACACAAGCCCGCTGAAAAGTGTTCTGTTGCATCAACCCTTCTGTATCCAGCTCTAAGGGCGTGCCGTTGACATCGAGAAACCAGACGGGCGGCTGGCTGTTATATTTTCGCAAGTTGGCTATCATCGGTGTGCCGACGCCCGCATCAATACCGAATTTACGGGTCTTGCATAACTCCTTGTTGCAGAAGGCATTTATCGGCGCATCATTGCATTTATAGATATAGTCTTTTTTATGGAGTTGTGAGGCGACTACGTTGACTTCGCCCAGCGGCAGCGGCGGGTCGAGATACTGCATGTTGTAATTGAGTATTTCTGTTTCCCAAGTGTCGGGAAAGGCTTTTCTCAAGTATACCCCTACGTTAAAAAGCCCGTTATTTCTGCCCCCTTCTGAGATTTTATCTCGGCATAGTATCTGGAGGCAGGGAGGACCGTCCTTAATTGGCTGAAACTCACCCTCCTCAATCATCAACGCCTGTATCTGCTCCGGAGTCTGCACATATTGTTTGTGCTTTTCAAAAAATTCTTCGAGAGTCCCTGCACTTCCATCGTCATGGATGACATAGCGCAGCCCGTTTTCATGGTCGTAGTAGGGCAGATTGAGAAAATTCCCTACGTCTCCCCTCTCTAGGTTTAACTTAACTTGTTTCGGGAAAATTTCTGATCCGCCGTATCCAATGGCGGAAGCGATGAAATTCAAAGCGTCCTGCATGTTTTTGGCCGATACCCATTCAGTCGTGAAAAGAAACACATGGGCTCCTCCGGATTTGGAGCGGCACACCACTAACGGTAATTTGAGTTTGCGGATTCGGGCCAGAAGGGCCTTGTGGTCGAGATTGTAGACATCTATGTCGATGCAGCCCCATTTGCATTGATTGTTTTCGTTAATGGGGATGATACCTATAGAGGCTCCGGACCCCGAGAGGTGGCCCTCCCACAATTCTTGGCTCCGTGGTTCGCGGACAACGGAGGCTTTTCCGGTATTCTTGCCGTTCAGCTTACGGCTATCTATCTTGTAGGTGCCGTAAGCGGCTTTCAGGCCGTCAAAAATGGACGCGAATTTTTTTTCAATAGGCATGGGACCCCTCGCAGAAAGGGCGGCATTGCTGCCGCCCTATAATGCGTTCAACTAAAAAGGGGCCTTGGAACGATCCTCCGCACCCTCTTGTGCGTGCTTCACAACAACGTCACCCTGCAGGATGGATTCCGAAAAGCTCTTCGCAGATGCGTATTGTGACATGTCTTCCACTTGTCCGGAGAGGCTTATGTCCCAGCCATGCCAGGAACCCTTGGAGTTCTCTTCTGACACCGTTTTCAACAGGTAAACATGGGAAAAACG